TGTCCGGCATCCTGTTGTTCAACCAAACTCCTTAAGGAAAAATCATGAGCTATAACGTAGTTTTTGCACAAGGTACGGTTACCGTCACCGTGCCAGCCGGCGAGAAAATCGCCGTCCAAGCCTACTCATCGGCATCCGTGTTTCAAGAAGTTGGTTACCCCAATTTCCCAGAGTCACAGGATCTGCTGCAAGTAGTTGACAACACCACCTATGTGTCAGCCGCGTTCACCAATGCCACCAGCGTGACCATCCAGGCCGGTGCATCGGGCGCGTTGTACGCTGTCGGTGTTTCGCCAGTAATCACTGACGATGGCAATTGGCAACTTCAGGGCGCACCTGGTGACGTAGCCGACGGCGGCGCAATGATTGCCACAGCAGCGAATGTGCTGACCGGCATCGTTACCGCAACGCCTACGACAACCCGCTCTATCCAGATGCCACTAGGGACAGACCTTGATCTGGCGACTGAGTGGGCAATCGGCGAGTCGTTTGACTTCAGCGTCATCACCTTGGCGGCTTTTGCTTTGACCATCACGGTCAACACAGGCGTAACCATTGTTGGCTCTGCTGCAACTGCTGCAACCTCTGGTGCTTCTGCACGTTTCCGCCTTCGCAAAACTGCTGCTGGTACTTTCATCGTGTATCGCATCGGTTGATAAACCAAGCAGGCCAGCAGAAATGTTGGCCTGTTTCACTTAGGATTGCATCATGCCAATGGGAAAAGGTTATTCTGACAAGACAATTTCCAAGAACATCAAAATGGAAATGAAAGCTGGCAAGCCGCAAAAGCAAGCTGTTGCAATGGCACTTGGCATGGCAAGCAAGTCGGCAAAGGCCGCAGGCAAGCCAGCACCTAAGAAGGCCATGAAATGAAGCAGGGCTTGTATGCCAACATCGCAGCCAAACGTGATCGCATCGCGGCCGGCAGCAAGGAAAAGATGCGTAAGCCTGGAGCGCCTAGCGCACCGAGCAAAGCCGACTTTGTAGCAGCCGCCAAGACAGCCAAGCCAGCGAAGAAAAAGAAATGATCAAGTCAGCCGCCATCGTCAAGACCAAGATTCTCAGCCCCCGGCAAGAATTGCGGCTGCAAAAGCGCAAGCTGAAGAAGTTACAGACCAAAGAACGCAAGGCGAACAAGAAAGTTCACCCATCACCGATGAGCAGCCGTGTCCGTCACGAGGCGATTGAAGAAGCGCCAAAGGATGACAGCCCCCCAACCCGTGACGAAATGTTGCAGCAAGCCGAGGCAATCGGACTGAAGGTTGACAAGCGCTGGTCAGATGCAACCCTGTTGAAACACATCGAGGAATTGCAATGTCTTACACCAAACGACAATTCATAGATGCTGCCTTTACAGAGATTGGCCTAGCGTCTTACGTCTTTGATCTACAGCCTGAGCAGCTGCAAAACGCTTTGAGGCGACTCGATGCAATGATGGCCGATTGGAACGGCAAGGGCATTCGCTTGGGTTACCCGCTGCCATCCAGCCCCCAGGACAGCGACCTGGACGAAGAAACAAACGTGCCTGATTCAGCCTACGAAGCAATCATTTGCTCTCTGGGTATCAGACTGGCGCCGAGTTTTGGCAAGACGGTGATGATTGAGACCAAGACCACCGCCAAGCAGGGTTATGACATTCTGTTGCAACGCGCCACATTCCCGCTTGAACAACAGCTGCCTGGAACCATGCCGGCTGGCGCAGGCAACAAGCCGTGGAGGGTGTACGACAATCCGTTTATCAGGCCACCGGCCAACCCGGTTACTGCTGGCCCTGATGGGCCTCTTGAATATTACTAAGGACAGTCATGCCAACGATCAACCAGTTACCCGTTCTCAGCACGATTTCCAGTGGCGATCAGTTACCCGTCTACTCGCCCAACAATGGGGATGCAAGGCGCACCAGTATCGGCAGCTTGCTGACGTTCTTCCAACAAAGTTTTGCATCGCCAACGCTGTCAACAAATCTCTACGTTCCTGGCTCTGGTTTCAACATCACCGTTCCAACCCCTGTCAGCAATGACCAGTGGATGCTGCTGCAACCTGCTGGCACACTGGCAACTGGCACGATCACGCTGCCGTTGAACACTGGCGTTCCTGATGGCACTACCGTGCTGATCACGACAACGCAAGAGATTACATCGCTGACCATTGCCCTGAATGGTGCAACAGCTATTTTTGGTGGCGTGACTTCATTGGCGGCTGGCGCTGCAACAGCAATCAGGTTTTATCAGCCCACAAACTCTTGGTATCAAATCAATTCTGATGTGGTTTTTGCGGCTGGCATTCAGGCTTTCTTGGCAACGCCATCAAGCGCCAATCTACGGGCGGCGATGACAGACGAGACCGGCACAGGGTTGCTCGTGTTTAACACCAGCCCGACCTTGGTAACGCCTGTGCTGGGTACAGTGACCAGCGGCAACATCAGCGCCTGCACATCGACCAGCATGGTTATGGTGACTCCAATTCTTGGAACGCCAACGTCTGGAGTGCTTACCAATTGCACAGGGTTGCCCCTTACAACGGGCGTAACAGGCGCTCTAGCAGTCGCAAGTGGTGGCACTGGGGCATCGGCAACGGTTCAAGCCTTAAGTGGCCCTGGAGCGGTAAATATCACCAGCCTCGCCACCGCCTTTACTTCAACCGCAGCAGGCAATGCGTTGACTCTTGCAGATGGCGCACAAGGGCAGTTGAAGACAGTTATTTATGTCGCGGAAACCGCTGGTGGCGATACTGGTGTTTTGACACCGACCAACCTTGGAAGCGCAACTACAGTTACTTTCAATGCTGTTGGAGATTCGGTAACGCTCCAGTTTGCTGGCACTGATTGGTGGGTTGTTGGATTCCGTGGTGCGGTAGTGGCGTGATGAAAACGCCAGCCTTTGCCCGAAAAGAAGGCCAGAACCCTAAAGGTGGATTGAACGCCAAGGGAAGGGCCGCTGCAAAGGCCGAGGGCATGAATCTTAAACCTCCAGTGAAGTCTGGTGACAATCCTCGCAGAGCATCGTTCCTGGCCCGTATGGGTGGCAATCCTGGCCCTGAGTACAAAGACGGCGAACCAACCCGGCTGCTGTTGAGTCTGAGGGCATGGGGCGCATCGAGCAAAGCTGATGCACAAGCCAAGGCAAAGAAAATCTCCGCACGAAACAAGGCGAAGTAATGCAAATTCCAACTGAAAACCGTTTTTATGTGTATGAGCATTTGCGCTTAGACACTGGTGCGGTTTTTTATGTTGGCAAGGGAACTGGCAAACGATGCACAGTAAAAAGCCATCATCATCGTAATGAATTCTGGCAACGGACTGAACGCAAGGCTGGTGGATTCTGCGTTCGCATGGTAGCTAGTGATTTGGACGAAGAACTAGCATTTTTGATTGAACAAGAAAGAATTTCTCAACTTCGCGCCATTGGGATAAAAATTTGCAACATGACAGACGGGGGCGATGGCGTATCAGGGTTGATAAGGACACCAGAATGGCGACGCAAAATCGGAGATAAGCACAAGGGTAAAGTTGTTTCAAAAGAAACCCGTGCAAAAATTTCTGCTTCCGTCAAAGCATCTGGATACGCGCCATCTCAAGAAGTTAGACAAAAAATTTCAGATACGCACAAAGGCCATCAACGCGCACTTGGTTTAAAACATTCAGAAGAAACTAAGTTCAAGATGAGTCATGCACACAAAGGCAATAAAAGTAGATTGGGCCAACTCAGAAGCGCAGATGAAAAAGCAAAACAAAGCGCATCAATGCAAGGCCGGCCACAAGCTATTTTTACTTGCCCACATTGTGAAAAAAATGGCGGTAATGCAATGAAGCGTTGGCATTTTGACAACTGCAAGGAAAAACAGTGACCCAAATTGCAATTTTGAACGGCATCTACGCTGACAGCACACCAGAGCTGCGGACAAGCTATCCCGTCAACTTTGTGCCAGTGCCAAAACAATCAGGTATCAGTGCTGGATTCCTTCGCCCTGGTGACGGTCTTGTGGCCAACGGCACAGGCCCAGGCATTGACCGCGGTGGAATCAACTGGCAAGGCAATTTGTATCGCGTGATGGGTACAAAGCTGGTGGAGATCGACAGCGCAGGCACTGTTACCGAATTGGGCGATGTTGGTGGGCCGACAACAGAACTGGTGACCTTTGATTACAGTTTTGATGTGCTAGCCATTGCATCTGGTGGCCGGTTGTACTACTGGAGTGGCACAACACTTACACAAGTGACAGATCCCGACCTTGGCGTAGTGCTTGATTTCTGCTGGGTGGACGGCTACTTCATGACCACCGATGGCGAATTCTTGATTGTCACAGAGCTATCAGACCCGACACAAGTCAACCCGTTGAAGTACGGCAGTTCAGAGGTGGACCCAGATCCAATAGTGGCTTTGCTCAAGCTGCGGAATGAAGTCTATGCGTTAAACAGAAACACCGTAGAAGTGTTTGACAATGTGGGTGGTGAGTTATTCCCATTCGCTCGGATTGATGGCGCACAACTACAAAAAGGCGTTGTCGGCACACAAGCCTGTTGCGTCTACATCGAGCGCATCGCTTTCTTGGGCAGTGGCAGAAACGAAGCACCAGGCATCTACCTCGGCGCAGCAGCCACCACACAGAAAATCAGCACGCAAGAGATTGACAACCTGCTGTTGAACTACAGCGAGGCGCAGCTGGCCCTGGTCAAACTGGAAGCACGCAACGATAAGGCACATCAGCATCTGTACGTCCATCTTCCAGACCGCACTATCGTTTATGACGCAGCCGCATCACAGGCACTAGAAGATCAAGTTTGGTTTACGCTCACCACCACCTTGTCAGGCTTTGCTCAATACCGTGCGAGAAACATGGTCTGGGTCTACGACAAATGGATGATTGGAGATCCACAGTCCAGCACCATCGGCTATTTTGTGCAAGACACCGGCCATCATTGGGGTCAGCAAGTTCGCTGGGAATTCGGAACGCTCATCGTTTACAACGAAAGTAATGGGGCAATCTTCAACGAGCTAGAACTGGTCAGTCTCACCGGCTCTGTAGCCCTTGGCAAGAATCCGCAGATTAGCACCAGCTACAGCGTGGACGGCAAGGCCTACAGCCAGGACCGCAGCATCAGCGTCGGCACGATAGGCTCAAACAAACGCCTGGCATGGTTCCAGCAGGGGCATATGCGGAACTGGCGCATTCAGCGATTTCGCGGCGATAGTGATGCTCACCTGTCATTCATGCGCCTGGAAGCGCAGATTGAAGCATTGGCCTACTGATGGCAACCGCGCCTATTTCTCGCCGGCTTAATCTCACGCGCGATCAGCTTGCGGCGTTTCTGACCGACCAGCAGCAGATCAGACAGTTTGAGTTGTTGTTTTCCACGGTTGACACCTTGCAAGTCAT